TCTGACATTATATCTATAGCGTTACGGAAAACCGCCACATTAGAATAAGCCTTCTGACACAATTCAATTGCATCTCTACAAGTCACACCGTCAGCCGCATACTCATAAGGCAACAAACCCCTCCTAATACTAGAAAACCTATCTTTTGTTTGTGCAAAAGCTGCCCTATTATATCGGGAGCCCTTAAAACTGGACTCTGTTAAACCTTGCCTTCTTGCTTTGGATACTTCGCTAAATGATGCATCTGAAGTGTAAAAAGGCTCTCCCAACAATTCAGGAGAAGGCTCTTCTTTACTCGGGTGAGATGGGTGTTCTTGGGGATTAAATTGATTCCAATATTCAGAACGTTTAGTATATTTTCTTTTGGACATAGATATAAACTATCTTACACCCCAAAGTTAACTTTCAACTTTTAAAAGTTAAGAAATGAACATTGGAGTAAATGTTTGTTGAACATTACCTATGTCTTCTGAGTTCATATCGTAAAAAACATTCATAGCCCAATTGCCTAAAACTAAGGCAGAATAAGAGTCTTTCCTTGCTTTGTCTGCACCGCTTTGCTTTCTGAGATTAGGCGGCAAATCAAAACTTTGAGTTCCCTGCACAGAAGTCGTAATTTGTATCAATGCACATTGAACTTTAATTAAGTCCATCATGTCCTTTTGATGCTCTACAAAGTCAATCATTCTCGCGCCATTCGTGCCTCTTTCATTAGGGTCGTTTCTAATAAATTTTAATTCTTTTATTGGAACTCTAGCTTTTCTTTGATTGTTGTAGTCATCATTCATTGCCGCCCCCGCAAAAAATAACCTTTTGTGATCAAATGCTGACTGTAGCGACTCATTGGCTATCCTAATCCATGCAGAAGTCGGCTTTCTAAGAAAAACAATATTCTTTTCTTTTAGATTATATTGATTTCTAACTCTTCGTAAATTCTTCTCATAATCTTGAGCTTTGTCTAAATCTGCTTCTATGACACCTAAATTAAGATTTTTCTTTTTGAAGATGTCACTTTCATTGCAAGAGTTTAAGAATTGAACCCCTCCATTGTAGTCACCCACTACAGCAACGATATTAAAGTGGGTTAGTAGATAAGCGGCATATTTAATATGCGTTTTTAAATTAGCTCCAGATAGAGCATAGCTGTGAACCACGGTTCCTTTGCGGGTGTTTTTGTTTAATTTAATTAACAACATCGCAAAATCATCAGAACTTTCGCTCTCTGACCAAGATGGGTCAAAAGCCAATATATATTCATCTTTTGTATTACCTACAACCTCGATACTTTGTCCCTCTCCATCAGGAATGGTGCAAGCTGCCATTTTGCTAACTTTAAAGTATCCTGAACTATCATCAGTAAAAATAGCTCCAAACTCCCTCTCAAATTGAGAGTCGCTCATCGTCGCCTTAGACTGGCTAATCAGATTCTGATCATATAGTTGTTCGGGAGCACAATCATAACTAAAGTGCATAATTGTCCTATGGGCTCCATCTTGCTTGTTCTCATTTAAGATTAAAGCTTCATACTGCTGGTATATTTTGTATAAGTATTCAAATTTGTAAGAAGCGGAGGAAAGACCTATAATTTTGTTGTTTGGCCAAACTCTTCTATCCTCTTCTTTCATTTTGCCCTTCTCTATCATTTGAGTTTCTAAATCATAGATCTCCTGCCTCTCTGTAGGGTTTTCCACGACAGACAAGAAGGGTATAATAACCTCGTTGTAAATTTTTTCGGGCATTAACAATAACTCATCAATGATCATTCGCTGGAAACGGAAACCCCTAAGTTTCTCACCATCACCAAGTGGAAGAGCACGGATGCTACTCCGACCAATCTCCATGACCCATTCGTCATTCATTTTCGACACTCTTGTGATACATTGAGAGAAAAAGGTTGCTTTGGGGCTTTTTGATATATCTTCTATCTTTTTAAAGATCATCTTTGACTGCCTAAAAGACTTAGACAAAATACCTATCTGAACACCCTGATTTAAAATAGCGTCTAATAGCGCGAAAATGCCCGTAGAGAAGCTTTTGGACATTCCACGGCTCCATATGCCCAAAAAGTAGTCGGACTCCATCATAGCCTTAATAGACATATGCTGAAAGGGGAATAATTTTACCCCAGTAAAGAGTTCACAAGCAAAGGAGGGATTTTCTCTAAGAAACTTATAAAGCAAAACTTTTGCTTCAGTTTCCTCCAAATACCCCTCTTTGTTTAGAATCGACTGATTTATATCTTTGAACTCTCTGTGTAGTTTTTGTGTTCCTGTTTTCCAAGCCATCTTCTTTAAGTTGTTTGCCCCAAAAATACTGAACATCAACTGTCCAAAGTTTTTTCCCTAAAACAAGAATTTTGGGTATGATTTCTTCGCTGTTACGTCTAGATCCACTAAACACAAATTGACAACAATCTGAATACTCAGCCTGTATCTCTCGCATCCTATGGTAAACATAATCTAAATTAAATTTTTTGTATCCCGCCCTATTAGTTGCCCACATCTTGTCAAAGGCAGTTTCTATAACCACAAATAACATACATCCCATTGATCTACATCTTTCTAGCTCTTTTACGAATCTAGCGTAGCCATTAGTAATTGTAGCACAGAAATCCTGGTAAGATTTCCTATCCACGAATGTATAGTCATATAAATCTCCTCCAACAGCGTAATCCCCAACATCCAACTTCAAAAACTCAGAATTGTTAAAATGTAGTGGCTTCTGTTCTCTAGTGTCTACCAGTATAGGTGTGTTTGTGTAATCGTTCTTAAATTCATTTGGTAGTTGCCCCGAGAACATGGGCAACATACCAAATTGCTTACAAGTCTCGCTATAGCTGCCAAATACCTCTTTGCAGATGTCTATGTCGGGTAATCCTGCCGTTTGCAGGTAAGTGGAAGGGGGTCCAGCTTTGAGCCCCTTGCTTTGTAATTTTTCTTTTAAAGATTTTATAATATATTCTTTAACCTCTTTACGGGGTGCTGTTTTGCACCACTTTTTCATATTTCTTTTATTGGTGAAGTCAGCAGCGAAATACTGATCGTATTTTTTAAACTCGATTAGTTCTCCAGTTAGTTTGTCTTTCCTTGCATAATTATCCACATAGTAATCTCCAAGGAGTTTACCGTGTTTCTTTATGTGTGCGTGGAGACTTCTTAATGAATCAAAAGAATCACCACATTCTTTACAATCATAAGACATCTTGCTGGCTAATTCCTAAAACTCTTGCTTTCCATTCTGCCATTCCTTCTAATCTTTCGGCTTCTTTCTTTACTGCCTCTTTTTGCATCTCTGCTATCCTTATCATTGTCTTTCTTTCTTCCTCTTCCTGAAAAAGTTGAACAATAGATAGAAACGAAGCATTTTCTTTCTGCATCTTCTTCATCCTCTCACCCCGATCACCTTGGAGCTTCTTGGTTAAGTTCTCGATGCGAGTTTCGCATTGATGATACTCAGAACTCTTGGCTTTGATAATTTCTGCCAAGCGAATGGACATTTCTTGCTGTTCATCAGCCTCATCAAACATATTGTTCAATTTATTGAGGTGAGCACTAATGACCTCCAAATTAATTACCTCCTTGCAGACATTTAAATACAAATTAATTTCATCTGCTGTTAGATCGGGCTTATCCCACGTTAAACGTATAAACTCATGCTCAAAGAGAACTCGATCCTCTTCATTGAGATAATTATTAATAATTTTTAGAAATCTTGAGTTGGAAAGATTAACTCCAAGTTTTTCAACACAAATTTGCTTTTGTCTGTTAAGTTTGGGTTCATCTAAGCCTAGCCCAGTAGCATCATTGATTTTTTTGATGATTCGTGATGGAGACTTAGGTGAAATGTATGAACTTAATGCTCCACTATCCTGAGATGGTAAAATATCTGGGTTCACTGCCCTAATTTCTGCTAACACCGCTCTTTGCTCTGCACTGAGTGGTGGAACCCTGCGATCTGGAAAAATGATCCTAGCAATCTCTAAGGAAGACAATCCCTCATCAGCTTGTTGTAAGATAAATTCGCTTTGTTGCTCGGTAAATTCAATAGTCTCTGCTGGGGGACGACTGGTGGTTTGAAAGTCGATAGAGTTTTCCACTAAAAACTTTCTAACAGCCCTACCCTCCTTAGATCTTCCGTCTAAGGAATCGTCTTGAAAGCATTGCTTAGTTAAATCAATTAAATTAGGAATCCTAGAAGCATTTTCTCTTAAAAATTCCTTCTGTTCTTCATTCAGGTCCATTTCCTATAATATCGTGGTCTTTTAGTATTTCTAAGGCTACCTCTAGAAACTTTTTCTTTAGGTTCTTGACTTGGCGGTAACCCAGTTTTCTTTTTTGTGGGGATATCTTGTATCCCATGAACCTTGCAACATCCTCCTCCGTCTTATCCTCAAAATACAACATTCGATAAGCAATGTAGTGAGTTTCACTTAACCTGATCTCCATATAGATATCCAAGCGTTTGAGTGAGCCATTGAAATCAAAATCATTGTATTCTCTACCCTTTACTTCTTTTACAAAGTCCTCCGTAGATAAAGGGATTTTTAACTCTAAGCCCATCTTTTTTGATTTTTCCCACTTTAAACAAATTGGGCAAGTCGATGAGTCATGATCAGCAAACTGATGCTGTGGACAAGGGTTAATGTAATTACCGTAGTGATTTCTTATCAGGTTTCGCATCTGGTTAGAAATGATGCGACCAATCCACGGTTCTAGTGGACGTTCTTGATCCCACATGTGCCACTTCTTAGCAATGTGTAGTTTTATGATTTGCTCTACATCTTGAAAGTCAAACCACCTGACCGCTTTTAACCTCCACTTATACTGTTGTCGTTTAATGGCGGCATCTATGATGTCAGAAAAATCTTCATATGTGAACTCACCCTTCTTTTTTCTTTTCATCAATAAATTCATTAAGGGAGCTTGTTTTATTATCCCCTTTGTATTCAGAAGGGGTTGGCTCTCCAATTAATGAACCTAAAGTCATAGTAGGTCTGTCCGACACTTCGTAATCTACCTGAAAGTCAGTAATGAGAGGAACTGATTCAGCATCAGTTTCGTTATCGGACAAAACAACTGATTTTTGAATAGTAGGAGTATCTTGTGCGGTATTCGCAGAAATAGAAGCGTTTAACTGTTGCCCACACTTAGCGCAAAAATTTGGCTTTGCGTGAGCGTATTCCATTTTGTGACCGCAACTGTGACAAAATAAATGAGCCATTATATATTTATATGATTTAAAATTAGTTTTTCAAAAATAAACAAGGTCTTTGTCCTATATGTTTTGTAAAAAGCTGTTCGCCGCTATCGCGTTGACATAGCTCTTGTTTTACATATATTATTACACTTTCTTGTGTGTTTCTAATTTGGAAATAATAAATTTTAGTATTTTACTGCGAACAATATCACTTCTTGTAAATTTGAAAGAATGAATCCCATTTTGTTCTGACTTTTCATCAGAGAACAAATCAAACATCTCTCCAAAACCTGTTTTGCCATTAATATCGCTTTGCATGAAGTCTCCACAGATAATCAACTTGCTATCTTGTCCTAAACGAGTGATTAAAGTAGTTAACTCTTTAAATGTAAAGTTTTGAGCTTCGTCAGCAACGATTAGCTTGTTGTTCCAGTTAGCTCCTCTTAAAAAGTTTATAGGAACCGCAGAAATCCTACCTTTTTGCTTTAAGAATGCCGTATCACCCTCAAAGATGATTTCTTCCAACTTATCATAAAGAGGCATAAGGAAAGGGTTAAATTTCTCTGCCATATCTCCAGGGAGACTGCCAAGACCTTTATCTGCGCTTTCAGCAATACTTCTTACATAAAGAAGCTCTTTTTCAGTATCTTCGGCCATAAGACGAAGACAGCCATAAAGGGACATGTAAGTCTTACTTGATCCCGCTGGACCAGAAACAAAGAACATCTTTACTTCGGGGTCTAGGATTGTAGACAGGAATTTGCGTTGACGGGTCGTGAACTTAAAGTCCCTCTTCTTAAACTTGATCGAGTGGTGGAAGTGGGGCTCTAACTGTAAATTAGACAATTTTTTAAGTGCCATACTACAGATGTATTTACACTTAAATTATAATTTGATCTGATTTATTGTAGCCGTTGTTGATAAAGTGTCTCCTCCTTGATTTGTGTAGGATTGAGTTAAAACCCTGCTCCCAGCCCTAAATTTTATCAAGTCAGCAATAAATGAGGTAGTGTTACCTATACCAGCAACTGCTACAGATAAAGTGTTATTGAGTAATTCTCCACTATAGTCAATCAGGTTACTAAGTCCTGTTGAGGTTACTGTTAATTGCTCTTCTACTCCATCGAGCAACATTGTAGAGGCATTTACCGAACCAAGCTCATAAACTGGGGTTCTGGCATATGTTCTACTAAAACTTATTTGTTGGTTTGTGTTGTTTAAAGTATTAGATGGATCGTTAACAATGCAAGTATGACCGTATGCAATGCGATCACTATCCAAAGGAATCTCCCCTCCAGCATAAGGATTACTATCCCCACTAATTTTACAATCTATAGCTGGGTCCAGCGAAAGAAACTTTGCTTGAAGCGTAACTGGAGCAAAAGGATCTATAGTAATAGAAACATCTGTAGCATAACATTTATTATAAACTCCACTGCCAAGTTGAATGGTAACATAGTTATCTTGGTTTGCGTCTAGTAAAAAATCCAATCCCGATACCATTCCAGACTGAAACACACAATCAACAGTAATATCAGCAGTAAGCGGTCCTCCAAAGCCAAACTGATCGCTACTATCAATAGTGCTGCCCAGTTTTCTTTTGGGGCTGTGATTTGTATTGTAATTTACATTTGCTTGGGTTGCAGGAACATATCTGTCTACTTCTGGCGGTGGACTAGAAATACCAGCACCTCCAATATAAACAGGGAACTCACTATAGGATAAACTCATTTGTTTTTATTACACTCAGTTTCCCGCCACCATCAAACCGAAATTCGCCATAGCATACGATGCCCACACTAAACACCACGCATATTCCTTCTTCATCAAATACGCCACAGCAACTACCGCATACATCAATCCCGCCAACAATGGCACATACTTAGTAACAAAATCAACCACTCCAAATTATAGGGGCTGATTATTTTTTTTAAACAATAAATATTAAACATACCCCCGTTTACCACGTTTCGACAAATGGGTGGGGATTTCCCGTTGATAGATTGAGAATAGACTCCCCCCGCCAGTTTGCCACGCAAACGCAAACTAATTTTTTGAGAAATGGGGTAGGGTTGTCAAGTTCTTTTTTAATAAAAAAAATGCATAAAAATAGAAAAAAAAGCTTGCATTTATCTGAGAAGTGTGGTATACTTACAGCATGTTAGCACAACTTATATCCGATGCCGTCCGTCTCGCTCCTCGCTTCGCCAATGAAGATGGCGAGCTTTTGTTCGATCACCTTACAACTAAGTTTCCTGATGCCGCGACTGATGCGGTGGACTTGGTTGTTCGTCGTGTATGCTCTAACGCTACAGCGGGATTCTCTCGCGACTGTTGGGCATCGCTTGCCACTTCACTGCTTAACGAGATCGAAGACTGGGGCGACCTGTCCAAGCCTTCGCCCTTCGGCATCGACTTCGGCGTTGATGCACTCGACAAGCTCACGATAATAAAGTGAGAAAAAACGAAAATAAAACTTGCAATCATCTCAATCTGTGGTATAGTTACAT